AGGAACTGTCGTAAGCGAGTCAATGTAGCCCGCTTCCATACGGCGTCTCCAGCAGAATTGAGAAGCAGCTGCGGCGCACACTGTTAGGAATGCGGCGTCAGCACTTGTAGCGGTGCCTATGCCCAACCAGTCCTCGAGGTTCGCGGCAGTGACCCATTGAGCAACTTGCGTGATCGTTAGCGTGCCAGAAGCGGCAGTGCGCGCAACATCCGATGCGGTCTTTGCGTAGAGCACCTGATTCGGAATGGTGACAAGCGGATCAAAAAGAAGATCGCCTTCATCGTCCACGCCCATAAACGCATACTGCGGCAAAGCGTAGACAATGTAAGTTCCGTTGAAGGTTGCATCGACTCCAGTGATAACGACGCTCGCGCCAACTTCAATCTCGGCTTCTGTAAGAAGCTGTAAGACCGCGTAGTTGTCGGTGAGCTGTTTATGTGTGACCGTGTAGGCAGCCATAATCTTGGCTTACCTTTCGGATCAGGAGAATGTCGCTTTGACGAACTTGGTTTCGTCCATCATCAGGGTTGCAAAGTACCCTCTGAAAGCCAGAGTCCTTGACATCGTAGATGGAATATCGATACTAAGGGCGCCCTTGGCTTGCTCGAACAGCTCATAACCTGATGCATCGCCCACAATGATTGTGTCTGCGGCAAAGTTGCGGTCTGGAACTACGCGAAGTCCAAAAGCCATTCCTTCGTATTGCGTTGGGCCAAGATCGCCAAATGCGTTCATAGGGCCAACCTGTGGAAATAACGGACGCTTTGACGAATCGCTAAGCGACATAAGCGTTCCCCACCAGTCAGGACTGACGAAAAGATGGGTAGGAAGGTTGCCATTGCTTGACGACAAAATTGTTTGAGCAGCAGTGGAGATCCAAGTTGTCCAGTAGGAAGCATCAGATGCTGAAGCAGCTGCAAAGTTTTGTGTCACTGTTGCACCTGTCTTCAAGTTGTCTGCTGCGACATTGTCGGTGGCGTTCGCGTAAATGCGAGCCATGTCATCGAGCACTAGCGAAATTACTTCGGGTGTACTCCAGTCGATTGATTGTTCGGAGAGGGTCACATATCCACCGTATGTACCTTTTGTGACCTGACGATCCGTAACGACGAACTGTCCAGCGGTGAGTGCGGTGTTTTCGTTTGCTTGATTACCGATTGAAGTGTGTGTTGTTACTTCTGGACGAATAAAAACTTTGCCGCCTTGTGGCATCGCCTTAACTCCTACAGCATCGATGACAGGCCTACGACCAATAAAATTATTGTAGGTCGGCTGAACAATCGGCAAAGGCAAAATGCCAGGAATATCAGAGTTGTCCACAAATGGCGCGGCAGCTTCAATGCCCGATCGCATCTCTGCAAACTTGTCTGGATTCGTTACAAAAGCCGAAATGTATTCGGCAGGTGTTGGCATGTGGAACTCGCGCTTCGCGGTTGCAAAGATTGTTTGAGTTGCTTTTGATGCTTCAATGATTGCTGGGGCTTCGACTGTTTCGTTCATGGTTTCTGTCTCCTGTTGAGGTGCTTCTTGAATAGTAGTAACTTCTTCTTCTTCTGGGGTGGATGCTGCGACTTGCTGAATCGGTGCGTCAAAGGCGCCTCGAGCGACAAGCGAAAGCTCGCTCCAAGTTGCCGATGTGACGATCATGGTGCCTTCTTTGTCGTACTTGAACTTGATCGGCTCGACGCCAACGGACACTTCTGGAAGGGCTCCGTCAGCTGCAAGAATGAGCGCCTCATCGCCGTCGCGAGTGTTAGATACTTTTGCCACGAAGAGCATGCCTTCTGGAGTTTCTACACGCTCGGTAACTGTGCCGATGACCTTGCTTGAGTCGTGGTACATCTGGAGAGTCGGTGCGCGTCCGTCCACTGGCAAAGACCCCGGGGCAAAGGCCACCATAGTCCCGTCGCTCACTTTTGCGGGAGTGTTATATCTGACCGCAATTCCCGAGATCGTGCGGCGTGGTGATTCGCCTTCGGCGGCGTCAATCGTGAAAGATTCTGTAGTAAGTCTGATCATGGTTGGATCCTAGTTTTCTATAAGTGAGTCTTGAGGGATATCGGTTTCGTTCATTCGGTCGTCTGGCATGTCGCCGCCCATGTAAGCCTCTGCTAAAAAATCATCCGTATCGAAGCAAACGAAGGTACCCCTTGGGAGCACATTGTCGGATGACAGTGTTTCGGTGATGCAGTCGGCGAGAGCTTTGCAAGCGTAGGTCCAAAGATCAATCCTAGATTGCTGGCTGCTCTGGTAGGAATATGCCCCGATAGATACCGACAGCAAGTAGGACGGGACGCCAAGGATGCGGCCAAGATCGCGTGCTGAATAATCTGCGGACTCGATCATCAGCATCTTGTCAGGTGTTGCCTGTGTTGGTACATACTCAAGGAACTCATTGAGCGCGGCAGTGTTGTTGCCGCTAGTGCGAGCCAAATTGAACTGCGCGGCGAGATCGCTCAACTCTTGGGCCGATAAAGGCTCACCGCCAGTCTGCTTGAGATAGCCCGAAGGCAATACCGACTGGGACGCTCGAAGCCGTGACTCTTCTACGCGGAGTGCGATCTCTACAGCGCGCGCCCCAGTCGAGTTCAATGATTGCATTGGTGAGATGAATTGCACTAGATCGCGTGGATCTAAAGTGATGCCATTGAAGACAACCTGCTTAGAAGGGCCGAAGAAGCATTCGCCTTGCTGATCAAGTGTCTGCACCATTGCCGCAGGAAGCCGAGTGAACGATGCTGGATAGCCGTCAGCGGTGCGAGTTTCTATCATCCAAAAAGCTCTGCCCTCAAAAATTAGATCATCGACCGTCCATGAGATGATGAACTGGTTTGGGACGGACTGATCAATTCGCGACAGCCATGATCGAGGAGCAAGTGGGACTTCTTCCATTTCTTCGCCGTTCCACATTTCGCGGTACATCTCAAGTTTCATTCCCGAGATCGTGTCGCAGATCAAGTCACGACCACGCACGATGACAGGCAAAGTCATCGCGCGAGCGCGTCGCTGACCCTGTTGCCAAGAGACGAACGAACGCAAAGGCGAATAAGACGAAGCACCGACAGCCGCTTTGACCGACGGTTCTACAGAGACAGCAAGATCACGGGATTTTGAGAAGATAGCCATATCACATGATGACACATATGAAGCGGATCATGGTGGCACTCGCTCGGTCATCTGCGGTATCCCGACGACAGGCAAGCAAGCGAACGAGTGCCGACCTGATGCTAGTTGGCAATCAATACCATCGAAGGCTTTTGAGATTGACCCGGGCGTGCAGCTGCCGCCGCTCCCCAGATCATCGTCCGACACAATTCAATTGGGCCAGCCGACTTCTGCGACGACACTGCGATTGAGCCTTGAGTCCTGACCATGACCGCGCGACAAACATGCTCGGCAAGCATGGCTTCCCCAGTGTGAACTAGGCGACCTTCGCTAATCATGTTTCTTACTATGGGGGTGTATTGCAGAATCTCTTTGTATCCCATGACGACGCGCCGACGCTCAAAGACTGGCGGACAGTGCGCGTCAATGGTCGGCGAGAAGATGAACTTGATCGCAGGATCCGCCGCCGCCAATGCCCCGACATGAGCCCAAAGTTCTTTGGCAGTTTCGGCAGTAAAGGCAACCGAGACACAAGTACGACCGTCGCCGAGTGCGACAGACTTAGTAGCGAAGTAGCGCGACTCATCCATTGATGCTTCGACGGAGATGACGCCGCCAGCTGGTATTGGGCCGTTGTACTCAAGGTCTGGCCATAGGTGGGTCTGAATCCACGATTGCGTTGAAGCGATCCACATGTTGCAGCTGCTTCTTAGAAAATTCGCACGGTCTGGATCTTGTGACTCGGCGCGCAAAGTCTCAATCCGAAGAGTGTGCCCGATCGCAGGGTTCGCCCACAGCCAAGACGACTCAAGCATTGGATCTAGCGCTGGCGGAATAGACCACTCCGCAAAGTAAAAGTTTGAGGGTTGCTTCCTGTCAATTAGTCGCAGCGCGTTCTCTCTGAATCTGATGAAGGCCGCGCTCGACTCGGTGCCAGCTGTGCTCGCCATCAACAGCAAAGGAGATCGGCGTGCGCGTTGCGTTGGCGTCAATCCTGCCATTGCCAGTTCAGAGACATCAAACAGCTCATCAACTATTGCAAGATCTACCGACATGCCGTGACCGACCGAAGGGTTCGCGGCGCGTACCATCCAGCGCGATCCGTCTGGCATCGTCGCAGAGTTTCGTCCAAAGGTCTTATATATTTTTGCGCCAAAACGATTCTCAAGAATTGGTGCAAGTTCCTCAAACAGCATTGTAGAAAGTGACAAAGTGTGAGCCGTAGACAAGACCGTTTGTTTGGTGCCCCGGATCTTCGGCATCTCAAGCAACCAAAACAGGATGACGCATTGTAATAATACGGACTTGCCGCACTGGCGCGCCACTGATAGCAAGCCAGATCGGTGCACAAGATCATCTTGCCCGTCTGGAGCATGGGTGAAAGATAGAAGGTTTTCTAAATAGTGCATCTGCCAAGGCATGAGCTCTATGCCGAGATGCTCCAGGGCTATGTCCCCCACAAGGCCAGCCCACGATCCGTCGCAGTCTGGCACGATCGTCTCGAGTCTTGGCTGGTCGTGGTTGATCTTGGCTGGTTCAGGCTGGTCAGGGCTGATCGGGAGACACGATTGGATGGGGCTCGGGGGCGTTTCTATCTTGTATAAAAAACCGTTATTACGATTCTGTATTCGTGTTGCTGTTTTTTTGTTTACTTGTATTGCTCCGCGCCTTGAGTTGCACGGTTTACATGCAGGTACATAGCCATCGTCTATTGTCCCGCCTTCGTCAGTGGGAACGAGGTGATCTAACTCTGTTGCTTTCGCGCGCTTGCACCAATGGCATGTGGGTTCGTCTCGGAGTAGTTCGGCTCTTGCTGCTTTGTAGCGTTTGGTGTCGTACTCTGTTTGTTCGCGTGCCATGTTCTAAGACCTACTAGCGCGCGCTGTCGCGCTTGCTCTCAAGTTGCTGTGAGTGTGTTGCATGTCGGGCTCGAGTCTGTTGAGTTTGTTTGTGGTATGTCATGTGTAAGCGTAATGCAA